TCTTTTTTTACAATCTAAGTAAATTAATAATTCTAAATCTGCATCTGTTAATCCGTAAGTCTTACAAGCCCACTTTCGTGTGAGCCTGTAATACTTAAGGATGTTCATTTCACGCAAATCTTGCGCGGTTAATCGCATTTATTATGAATCAACAGTAATAGCAACTCCTGTTACACCTTCAAAACCTGCGGCTTTAACAGAGTTAGTTAAATCAACAACGTTGATTATTTTTCCAGTACTATGTGGATGAGCAGTTAACAACGCAGCTAAAGCTTTTCCTAAATCTTTAACTTTATGTCCAGTTGTTGTTGTTCCATTTGCGTGGGTTAATGTAACCTTTTCGGCTCCATCACCTACACCTGTAGCTCCCTCAAAGAATAAGTCTGTTGTAGTTGCGTTAGCAGCCGAAGCTCCTAAAAATTTTGATGCAGCATACATCCCAGCGTCTCCTGTAGCGTCAACACCGTCACCATCTGCAAAAAATAAATAATTATCTTTCATTTGTTTAATTTTTTAAATAGTTAATATTATGTTATTGACGTACACTCAGTAACGTTTCCTCTAAAATGAGCATGTATTTCTACATCTTTATTAGCAGCACCAGTGATAGAACCTGTATCTTTTTCAGAATCTGCTACAACTATAAAGTTGTCTTTAGTGTCAGAGTTTAAAATTTGCATAAATTGCTCAATAACCTCTTTGTTTTTACCAGTGCCATGAGTTAATCTAATAACTATAGCGGTGTTGTTAGTGTTTATATCTTGAAATTTAAAGTCTGTTGTAGAGTTAGATATAGGATCACATCCTAAATATCTTGAAGCAGGAACAACACAAGAGGTTGTTGCGTCAACGTTTACTACGCCTACTTTTGCAAAATACAAATACTTTTCTTGTTTAAATTGCATAATTGTTTTTTTTTTAATAATTAATAATTTGTTTTTGTTTCTAAGTCTATAGTTTTAAGTCTATGGTTTGGGTTTAATCTATAAGTACGACGTCTATTTGTTTTATAACGCCGTAAAATTTATCTTTATGTTGTATACCGTGGCCTGCGTGTTTGTCGTAATAAACAACATCGTTTTCGTTTATACCTTCTACAAGGTTACCAACAGATACAACTTTTGCTTTTAAATACCTATTGTCTTCGTTTACCTCGTCAGTTAGTATTAAACCACCAACTTTTTTAGGCTCGTTTTTTATAGGATCTATTACTATGTAATGATTAACTGCCTTCATTGATCCTAATATTTGAAATTACACAATCAGCAGATATAATAGTAGTCACCACAGAAATAGAATTTTTAAGTGCTGTTTTAGTTACAAGTACAGGATCTATAACTCCAGCTTCCACCATATTAACTTCTTCACCTGTTACAACATTTATTCCGCTACCTTCTGCTAGCTCTTCTGTTTCTTTGATACCAGCATTGTCTAGTATAGTTTTATAAGGCGATCTAATAGCATTTAATAATATTTTTTCGCCAAAATTGTCAGATGAAAGTCTTTCCGATGCGTTCAATAACGCAATACCACCGCCAGGTACAATACCTTCTTTTAACGCAGCTTTAGTAGCGTATATCGCATCTTCAACTCTATCACGCTTTTCTTTTAATTCAACCTTAGAATTAGCACCAACACGCACAATACCTACGCTTCCTGATAACATTGCTATTCTTTGTTGTATTTTTTTCTTTAAAAAGCCATTTTTTTCGTTTTTATACAGCTTTTTTACTTCTTTTATACGTTCTTTTACGCTTTCATCAATATTTTCAAGCGTAATTACTGTATTTTTATCATCTGTAACTACTTTTTCAG